ACCCTCAAGCCCTCCCAACACGGCGCAAGCTCCGTGGACGGCGACATTCCGTTTGCGCCAGGCACCGGCCGCTCCCCTCGCGAGCATTTGCGACGCGGCCACATCCGGCGCCTGCCCAGCGGCAAGAAGATCTGGGTCAACGCCCACGTCGTCAACGCCGGCGTGCAAGGAAAACTACACAAGACCTACGCCCTCACCGCCCCAGTTGCATAAAGTAGAGAATTCTTCGTAGAATCCGCCGAAACCTACCTTAGAAAGGAGAAATCCCGTGAAAAACGACCCTGTTGTCAATCTTTCCAACATCCACATCGCCCCGCAACGCCCCAGCATCCTCCTGGGCGATCTGCGGATCTTCGAGCCCCGCAACGGCAAAGTCCTCATCTGCGTCGAGCACGGCCTCAACGCCGGCGAAGGCGGCGAGTTCAGCGCCAGTGAACTGGCCGATCTGCTCGACGAGTTCTACACCGAAAACTTCTAGCCCCATGTACGACGCCGCAACCGGGCGCATGTGCTTCGCCGAAGCACTGCCCTACCTCAAACGCTCACAACCCGTGGCCCGCGCAACGTGGGCCGGGGCCTACGTCCTGCGCGACCCCACCAGCCGCAGCGGCATCACCTTCCACTCCGCCGTGAGCCACTTTCCCTGGGCACCATCCTCCGACGACGTGTTGGCAGAGGATTGGATCGCCGTCATCCCAACTGCCGACACGCAACAAGGAACTCCGAAATGACCATCTCCAAAAAAGTCCGCGCCTACCTGGCCAAAAACCCCGACGCCACCGCACGCGATATCCACGCCAAATTCGGCGCCTCGCTGCCCATGGCCTACCGCCTGGTCAAGGAAAACAAAGACCGCCTGGCCGCAAAACAAGAGGAAAAGGACCTCGACAGCCCCCTAGAAATCGGCGTCAATATCGACAAAATCCACTCCCTCCTGGATTCCCTGCCCGGCGTGCAATCCATCGATATCCGCGAACCGCGGCCCGTGGACAACGTCAACCACCCCCCGCACTACACAATAGGCGGCATTGAAACCATCGATTTCATCGAAGCCAAAGGCCTGCATAATCATTACCACCTGGCCAACGCCGTGAAATACATCTCCCGGGCACCCTACAAAAAGGATTACCTGGAAGACATCAAAAAGGCCGCCTGGTACCTCCAGCGCGAAATCGAACTCCAGGAAAAAACCTCCCCCATCGTCTAACAAGATGAACCTCTCCTCGCTCCCGCCCATGGTCCAGCTGTACTTCGTCACCATGGGCGGAGCGACCTACACCCTCATCGGCCCCGTCACCCACCTCCCAGAAATGGGCATGGAAGCCGGTAACCTCGAAGCCTTCGAGGCCGGCGAAGTCATCCCCGCGACCCTCGCCGCCAAGTTCGTCAGCGCCGACGGCGACAACGGAACAGGCGTGTGGTGGCGGGGGATGGAGCAGTGAGGGGGGTGTTGGGACGGGAGCCGGGCACTGTCAGGTTCGAGTCAGGTTCAGAGGGGGTGGAGAGGGCAAAAAGGGCCGAGGACCGCGGATCGCGGGTCTTTCGAGGGTTTTCCCGTAGCGTTTTTGCCGTTTTAGTAGACTTTTTTAGGGTCAAGTGTGTTTGTGTGAAAAGTTTTTGAAAAATGACGTAATAGACGTAATGGTGTAAGAAGTGAATGAAATCAACGTGTTAGAGCTACACGGTACATTACGTGTCTTCTACAGGTGTAATTTCTTATAAAATGCGCGCGCGGGACATTTTTTTGTTTTTTTTTTTTCATTGACCCTAAAAAAGTCTACTAAAAGGCCAAAAACGGTGCGGGTTTCTACTAGGTACCACTTTTAGGAGCAAACATGGCAACGAAGCTGCCGAAGATGCCCCGGGGGCATAGCCCCTTGTTGGAGGACAAGCTGCGTACTCCCGTCACAGTCACCAAGAAGAGGGTGCTGACGCCCAAGCAGTGGAAGTTCGTTCAAGAGCTGGTCATGGGCGACGGCCAGGTGACCATGGCCGAGGCGGCCATCCGGGCCGGCTGGCCTGCCAAGACGGCGAAGGAGTCGGCCAGGCTGCTGACCAACCCGGAAAAGAATCCCCATGTCGTTGCCGCGATTCAGGAGCTGCGCAAGGATATGGCCGAGCGGTTTGGCACGACCATGGAACGGCATATGCGGGATCTGCAGAATATCCGTGACCTGGCGCTGCAGGCAGGGGCATATGGTGCTGCTGTCCAGGCAGAATATCGCCGCGGCCAGGCACTGGGCACGATTTATATTGACCGCAAGGAAATCCGGCACGGCACGATTGATTCCATGAGTAAGGAAGAGGTCATGCGCAAGCTGGAGGAAATAAAGCGTCTGTATGGCGACCCAGGTAGGGTTATTGACGTAACGCCCAAGGAAATTGAGCAGGCAGCGGATGTGAAACCGGAATTACCGGCGCCAAAGAAACCCCGTGACTATGCGGAAGATCCTTGGTCGGAAGAAGGCAGGCAGCTGCGGGATATAACTCGCCAGGCAATTAAGGAGGGCGAAGATGCCATCGAAGCCAGAAAGCGGGCTTTATCAGAGATTGAAGGAAAACCTGCCAGCCTGCCACATTACCCGGATTGAATCCCGGGTGAACCTGGGCATCCCGGACTGCCTGGTAGCGTTCAAGGTGCCGGGCGAGTTTGTGATGGTGGAGCTGAAGGTAGTGCGACGCGGGCGCAAGGTCGCTCTGTCGCCGCACCAGGTGAGCTTTCATGCCAAGCACGCCGACATGAACTGCCCGACCTACATCCTGGTGCAGTATTTCCCGCCAGGAGCGACTCGCACCAGCCACTCTGAGCTGCGCCTGTATGCCGGCGAACAGGCAGTGGAACTGTCCATGCGGGGCATTGACACTGTCCCGTTGGCAGCATGGCCCTGGACGCAGATCCCGTGGGAGCTGGTGCGGCTGCATATGCTTGACGCGGTCGATTGAACCTGGATAGACTTGCGGTGCCAGGGCAGTCCTGGCACCAACTTAGAAAGCGAGAAATGGAAAAGTACCTCAAGCTCATGCGGCTAACGAAGCCGTTGAAGAACTCTGTGCATGACCGGCGCACGAAGTACGGCATTCAGTCCAAGGATGTCTTCCCGGAGGGGATGCTGTGGGTGATCAAGCGCAACCCTGGCGCGGAAGACCAGGTGCAGGAGGTCGCGGCCGCACAGGGCATCAGTCCGGAGGACGCGCGCATTCAGCTGGGCGGGTACCACACCCCGTATGGCCAGCTATGGGTGACGGAGTCAGACGAAGCTCGCAAGGCCTTCCTGGCCAACTCAGTGCCAACGAAGGCGCAGTCGGTGCAGGAGCTGGCGTTTATCTACGATGGTAAGAACCTCAGCGGAGCGGATGTCATGCGGCACCTGATGAAGTGCCACGACTGGACGCTGGCAGAGGTCGAGCGGGTGTTCTTTGAGATTGCGCAAGGCCCGCTGGATGAGCCGCAGGAGGACTAGGCTATCAACTCTTAGACCCCCACCGCATCCTCCCCAGCCGCAGAAAGCAAAGCTGGCTTGCACCATCAGGAATTTGTTCCTATACTGGCTACTCCACTTGTTCCTCAACGGGTTGGGGTGAGTGGGCCAATCAACCTAGAAAGCGAGAAAGTATGAAGATCAAGACAAGTGCTCTGAATGAGGCCGCCCTGGACTGGGCGGTCGGGTATTGTGAGGACACACTGTTGGACTCAACACCGTATGCGTACTCAGCAGATTGGGCCTGGGGTGGCCCGATCATTGAGCGCGAGCGCATCAGCCCAACCTATTGCCAACCAACCGCAGATTGGCAGGCAGCGTATCACATTGGTCGCTCATACCTCCAGACCGGCCCCACCCCACTCATAGCAGCCATGCGCTGCTATGTGGCTTCAAAACTGGGCGACGAAGTCGAAGTGCCTAAAGAGGTCGGCGCCACTGCGCACCCGGCCGTCCAGGCCGCACGCGGTTTGTATGGGTCGAGCACGATCGAATTCGATGCCGAGCCGCAAGTGTCCGAAGGCGCCACTGGTACCTGGGTTCAGGCCTGGGTGTTTGTTAGCAACGACGATTTGGAGGCAGCATGAATACCTTGGAAGCATTCGGCAGCGGCGACGGCGCCCATTGGGGACTCAGCGATTGGTACCCGGAGCAAGAGGCAGCACTCAAGCAAGCGCTTGAGGCGCGGCAGCCTTTTGACACGGGCTGGTACAGCAGTAAGAAGGAAATCGCGTCGGCTCGCATTTCCTCGCCTGATGGCAAGACGATCCGGGTAGAGGCCAGCGTCTCAGACGACTTCGACACTCCGGGCCAGCATGAGGAAGACATCACCAGCTGGACGCTGGAGGCAGTTGCCGAAGCGCTTTCGGTTGCCTGGTCAGGGGCAGAGGAAAACCGCAAGGATAACCAGGACTATGTCGGTTATTCCATCCTGCATCACGCGGATGGCCGGTCGAGCTGGGTGGAGACTTTCCTGGGCTGCGTCAGCACATGGGGGGACAGCGTCCCACCGGGAGGCGACCATTACCAGTGGTGGGGCTGGCAGCATGATGAGGAAGGCGAAGGCGCCAACTGCACATACCCGGGCATCCCGGCCAGCACGGCCGAAGCTTTCGAGAATTTCGCCCGCGACCTGGAGACGGGTTCGCTGCGAATTGGTGACTGGGAAATTCAAAGCTGGGACAAGGGGGCAGCATGAACAGATATCGCGTCACCATTCAGTTCGAGCTGACAAAGACCGGCTACAAAGAAGCTATCGTGCTGGCCGACAGTCCTGGGCACGCACAGCACCTGGTGGAGGTTGCACCGGATGCGTATCCCTGGGGCCCGGAGTGGTATGCCGGTGAGGCTTACTGCACTAACGAGCGAGTGATGTTTGTGGAGTCGGAGCTGCCGGCCGAGAGCTGTTGACACTGCCTGGCCAGCCAGGCCACAATCGCAACCAGGCGCCCGGATGGTCTAGGCGCCCAACACAGAAAGTGAGAAAGCAATGATCGACATGAATGCCGTCTTTGCGAAGGCCTTGGCCGACGCAGTAGAAGAGACAGTGGTGCGCCCTCTGCAGCAACGCATCAATGAGCTGGCCCTGCGCGTTGAGAGCTTGGCCGCTGGCCAGGTGCAGGACTTTGCA